ACAAAGTCCGAGTTCGCTAGCTACTTGCTGCCCGCTTGGATGGTGGGTAGAAACCCGAAGCTCAAGATCATTCAATCCACTAACACCACAGAACTATCCGTTAGATTCGGTCGTAAAGCAAAACAACTTTTAGATAGTCCTGAGTATCAATCTATTTTTAAAACTAGACTCAGAGAAGATTCACAAGCTGCCGGTAAGTGGGAGACACAACAAGGCGGTGAGTATTACGCAGCGGGTGTCGGAAGTGCAATTACAGGTCGTGGTGCAGATTTACTTATCATCGATGACCCGCACACAGAACAAGATGCAATGAATCGAGATGCTATGGAGAGAACCTTTGAGTGGTATACGTCAGGTCCTCGTCAACGTCTCCAGCCAGGCGGTGCAATTATTCTTGTCATGACAAGATGGAATACAAAAGATCTTACAGGTATGCTGTTAGGCGCGCAGCGAGAAGCCAAGGCTGATCAGTGGGAGATTATAGAGTTTCCTGCCATCATGCCATCAGGTGAACCACTATGGCCAGAGTATTGGAAGTTAGAAGAACTAGAAGCAGTTAAGGCATCAACGGGTGTACAGAAATGGAATGCTCAGTATATGCAGAACCCAACGTCAGAAGAAGGTGCAATCATCAAACGAGAGTGGTGGCAGTTGTGGGAGGAGGATTGGATACCTGCATTAAAGCACGTCATACAATCTTACGATACAGCCTTTGGCAAGAAACAAACAGCTGACTATTCTGCAATCACTACATGGGGCGTGTTTTATTTAAATGATGATAGCCCTGCTAGTTTAATATTGTTAGACGCCAAGAAAGGCAGATACGATTTTCCAGAGCTCAAACAGGTTGCTATGGAACAGTTTAAGTATTGGGATCCTGATACGGTTATCATCGAGGCCAAAGCATCTGGTCAACCTTTAACAGATGAATTAAGGAAGATGGGTATACCTGTTGTAAATTTTAGTCCGTCGAAAGGAAACGACAAGCACACCAGAGTTAATTCTGTTGCACCTTTATTTGAATCTGGTATGATATACGCTCCTGACCAAGAGTTCGCTCAAGAGGTGATAGAAGAGTGCGCAGCTTTCCCTTTTGGCGAGCATGATGACCTTGTGGACTCAACTACACAAGCGATCATGAGATTTAGGCAGGGTGGCTTTGTTTTACATCCTGATGATGAAAAAGACGAAGTCATTAACAAAGTTAAAAAGGTTTATTATTAATGAAGCTATTAGAATTACTAAAAGCAATGTTTGGCCAAAGTTACCTAAACAAGACTATAGGTACAAAAACTAATATTAGTAAACCCATCAAACTAGATAAGAACAGCCCTTTTAAATTATATTCAGACTCAGCTTTTGATAATCCTGACGTTTTAAAATTTATAGAAAAGAAACTAGCAGAGTATGGTCCATACGCTCTGTCTAATAAAAACATGTCAGAAGTAAAAAACTTTGAGATGAATTTAAGAAGAGCTTTAAACAAGAAACAACCAAAAGAAAGCCAAGTTAAAAAAGCAGCTGAGGCTATGTTTGGACCACTTGGAAAAACAGAAAAGCCTGAAGCAAAGATTGTTGACATTACAACAAAAAAACCTGTTGATGAAAAAGGTATCATGACTTTAAAATCAGAGCTTGGTTTACCTGAAGGTGTTGAGCCAGGAAGTCTAGCAGATAGAGCTATCAAAGACTCTGCTCAATATAAAATGGATCAACAAGGTGTAAAAACTTTATTAGATAAAGATTACAAACCATCAAAGACAACTACAATCGAAGATGACATAGCTGACTTAGAAAAAGGAGTAGATGATGTAGTAAGTGACCTGATGGCAAAAGGTTACAGTGCTGGCGTAGAAGCAAAACGAAGAGCTGTTATAAGACAGATCTTATTAAAAGATGATCGAATTAATTTACCAGAAGATGTTAGAAACAGTTTAAAAAATTATGATGATTTAAAAAGTGGCGGCGATCAAAACATGGATCCGTTAAAAATATTTGAACGATATTACGAGAGAGATACTAATAAATTAGAATCACTAGATGCAGTTATTGATGTAGCAAAAAATGAAAGAGAAGCAGCAGAAGCGTTTTTAAAAGATGAAGCATTTGACGTTAAACCTGTTAGAGAATCTTTAGACGACGAAGCAGTTGAGATATCAGAAACCTCAGAGCTACCTGATCCAGAAGATTTAGCTGAAGGTGGTAGACCTGGTAAAGGTGTAGACTATCTAATGGGGTTATAATATGGCCTCAGAACTTTTAAAAAGACAAGCGTTAATCAATAAACTTAAAGAGCCCGACATTGAAAATATTAATTTTGGTTTAGCAGACTCAGCACTTGATTATAGCATCGAGTCAATCGAAGAAGATATTTTACCAAAAGCAAAACCAATAGAATTATTTGAGGAGAGAGAAAGAGTAAGAACAGAACGACTATCAGACACTCTTAATAAAATAGGTGGTGGGTTGATGGACGAATCCGTAGATTTTATTAAGAGAGAAGAGTTTGCTGAAGGTAGTGTTGCCATGGAAGCGTTAAAAAAATATATTAACTCTCTTCCTGAAGGAACTTTAGTTACAAAAGATTTAATAGAAAAATTTTATAAAGATAATAATCTTAAAGGAAGTAAAGATTTTAGACATATCTTAAATAAAGTTAGGGGAAGCAAAGATATTAAATCAGGCATTAAATTTGAAGCATCAAAAAAAACTATTACTAGAAGAAGAGAATTTGATGATTTAGGTGTTAAGTTAAAGAAGGTAAATCCAGAAGAACCGTTTCAAGTTATAGGTAAAAAAGATGATATTACAGGCATTACTGATAAAAGATTTCAGAGAGAATTTAAATTAAATAAGAATGGTCAAAACTTTGTAGATAACTTTAACGCTTTAATAGACGCCTACGATGGTTCTTTTAAATTCACTCCAGATAGATTAACCATAGCTGTCAAAGCTGCAGGAGGTGATCCTAAATATAGAAATCAATTAAAAGCAAAAATCGGAAGACCAAAAGGTCCAATATTAGGGAAATTAAAATTTGCAAAAGGAAATCCAGAAAAAATAAAAAACTATATAAAAAATGTTATTTTAAACCCAGAGACTAAATGGCAAGAGTTAGAGGGAGGTTCTCTAAATAAACATTTAGCTATAAAATTTAATGCTAGTAATAGATATATCGATAAAGTGCTTTCAACAGTTGAAAGCCCTGACCCAGAAATACCTAAACTTATTCAAGAAAATAAAAGACTTTTTAATTTTTTAAATAGTAACCAGTTTAGAAAAAAATTTGGCACAAAAAAATCTAGAATAAAAACGATTGGTGACATTCAAGAGTTTGCAGAAATGAGACCAAAAGGTTTAGCTAGTTATTCTGCTAGATCAAAAAATCCAGGAATGTTCATATTTGAATCTGCTTTTAGAAATTTTACACAAGCTATGAATGCTCAAGATGCTGGTAAAGACGTCATACCTGAAGTTAAATTTATTGGTGACCCGAGAGTTCAAAATCCATCAGAATGGAAATTTGTTTATAAAAATAAAACTTTTGGATTCAATAACGTGGAGGGAAGTTTAACAGATAGAGAGATGTCAAAAAACGCTCTTCCTGAATCAGCTAGAACAATTAATGATTTAGGTACAACAACAGAGGCAGGTAAATTAAAATACGGTAAAATTTTTCCAGAAGTTTATGCCATATTTGAAGACAAAGCAAAATATGATTCTACTACATATAAAGGAAAACAACTTGATTGGTATAGAAGAAATATTAAGGCTGATGCAACTGGAGATGAGTGGAGAAGAAAGATGCCTAGTGTTGAGATTGATCACTTTGAAGGAGTTGGAAAAAAACCTTTTACAAAGCTCAGACTTCTAGACAGAGATGTAAATTCTTCTGCAGGTAATCTTTATAGATCTTATCAAACAGGTAACATAACTAAAAAAGAATATGAGACAGGATTAAAAGCACTTGGTTTTGATGAAGAATATAAAGGCGTTGATAATTTTATAAGTGACAGGATAAAGGAAGTAGAAACAGACACTGTAAAAATACCTAAAGTTCAGGAGGCGTTTGAAGCCATTGAAAATAAATCAGGTCAAAAAAAACTAACTGCTTTTCAAGAACTTGCATCAAGAACTGGTTCAGGTGTTGACCCATCACTTTTAATGAAAGCTGGCTTTGAGGAATTTGTAAAACCAGCCGGTAAGTTTGCAGGTCAAATTGCTAGAGGCACAGGCACTGCGGCAGATTTATTAATATCAGCAGGTCCTGGTGCAAAAGGTTTAGGATTAGGTCTTTTATTAGAAGCTGATCCAATAATTACTGGAATGACAGAAGGAAAAGATTTTGGTCAAACAGCTAGAGATACAATCGTAGGAAGTGTTATTGATGCTATACCTGGTGTTAACTTAGGAAGTCTTAATGAAGATCTCATGAAACTAGCTGACACAGAAGAACAAAGAGTTGGTATACAAAATTTAATAGACTATCAAAAAGACACTGACAAATTTAATAAACGTTTTGCAAATTATAAGTATTTAACTGATCAACCTTTTGAGGCAGAGGGTGTTGATATGTTAGCACTAGAAAAAAGTCTATTCGATGAGTTTACGGAGTTACAATCAAGAAAACCAAAAGTTATAAACCCTGATGTCTTTTCACTTGTAAGAGAGCTTGCAACAAAAGAAGCTGAAAAAAGACAAAAAAATTTAGAAGGTATTCAAGGATTAATTTTTGGAGATCGTATGGCAAAAGATCCAGATTTTATTGAAAACCAAATACAGCAAATTTTAGCAGCGTCCACAGGTGTGATAGGAGCAACAGATAGTTACGCAGATAATTATAAATTTTCTCAGCCACCACAACTTTCAGAGGAAGAATTAGATGACATATATGAAGGTGGAATTATGGGAGCAGCAGAGGGTGGACGAATAGGTTTTGCTGATGGACCCATAGATCCTAAAAGAAGATTATTTTTAAAATTAATGGGAGGCATTGCGTCCTTACCTATCTTTGGTAAATTTTTAGGTAAATCAGAAGTTGCTAAACCCGTAGTTAAGCTTGCAGGTAGTTCTACTAAAATGCCTGATTGGTTCCCAGATCTTATAGAAAAAGCTATGTTTAGTAGCCCAGGTAAAAAAATAGATGCAGACATTATGCAGTATGAAGTAAAAGAATTACCAGGTATAGAAATTTATAGACACGATGATGGCAGAGTTTTTGTAGAGGGTAAAAACGAATACGGAAAAAGTTACAAAATTGAATACGAGCCACCAGGTTATGAACTTATAGATGAAACAACAGGCAAGTCTGTGAAAAAACCAGGTGAGTTTATAGCCGAAGAAGAAGTGCCTGTTAACGTAGATCCTGATGGTAATGCTGATTTTGATGTAGAAGTTCTTGATGATTTAGATCAAATATTGGGACCAGACACAAGAGCTATGGAAGAATTTGCAACAGGTAGAAAAATTGAAGGAATGAAAAAAGGTGAGTTTGCAGTCGGCAAAGCAGAAGCAGATTTTGAAAGGGCAGCAGAAGAAGCAGCAGAATTTTATGACGAAATTGACTAAGACCATACCCCCTAAATCTGGTCCTCAGTCTGAGGGCTTGCTTATTAATTACAATACTGTTAAACCTGTAAAATTGGAGAAAATAAATGGCAGACATAGACAAATCTCTTCCAAACGTAGAGCAAGAGATAAAAGTACCATCACCTGAAGAAATAGAAGTTGCTCAAAAAGAAGAGCAACAGAAAATTACTGAACAAGGTGAACCCGTAGAGATTACAGAAAATGAAGATGGATCCGTAGATGTAAATTATGATCCTTCAATAGCATCTGTTGAGGGCGGAGAAGAACACTACGCTAATTTAGCAGAGCATTTACCAGATGACATTTTAGGTAGATTAGGAACAACACTTTATCAAAATTACCAAGACTATAAAAATTCTAGAAAAGATTGGGAGAGAGGTTATAGAGAAGGTTTAGATTTATTAGGATTTAAATACGACAATAGAACAGAACCTTTTCAAGGTGCATCAGGTGCAACACATCCTGTATTAGCAGAAGCTGTTACACAGTTTCAAGCATTAGCTTACAAAGAATTATTACCAGCAAATGGTCCAGTTAGAACACAAATTTTAGGTGTGCCTACACCTGATAAAGAACAACAATCACAAAGAGTAAAAGATTTCATGAACTATCAGATCATGGAAAAGATGAAAGATTATGAACCAGATTTTGATTCATTATTATTTCATTTACCACTAGCAGGCTCGGCTTTTAAAAAAGTCTATTATGATGAA